ACCGGCCACCACGGCCAGATTGCTACCCGGAGCGCCCACGGCCAGCGACCAATTGCGCTGTTGCGCATTGCCCGGAGCGGCCAGCGCGGCCACAGCGCTGTCGGTGTCGGTCAGCGTCGCCAGGTCGGCTCGCGACAAACCACGCGCCATTTCCCAATACGGCACCTCCAGCGCCAGCACCAGCGCGGGCGCAACAGGGGGCGAGGTGGGTTCCTGCGGCACTGGCGGCGCAGCGGTCAGCACGTGCTCGCCAAAGCCAAACACGTCCTCCACGGCCTCGATGCGCCACTCGCTGCTGCCCAAGGTGCCCGCGTCGATGCCGACCACGCGCACCACCATCTGCTCGATTCCCAAGCGCGGCCAAGACAGCTTGAACACATCCCCCGGCAGCGGTGCGCGGCTCAGGCTGCCGCGCGCCAGCGTGATGCTCAGCCGAGCCAGCGGGGTGCCATACACGCGCAGATCGCGCAGCGCCAGCCGTGATGCCAGCGGGGCGTGGTTCACGCCGGGGTAGTCGCGGCGCTGGTTGATCACGCCGCCCTGCAGATGCACGGATGCCAAGTTGGCCACACTCAGCGCCGCCTCGCCGCCGGTTTGCCAGTTGGTATAAACCACCGTGACCTCGTTGGGCAGTTCGCCCCACTGCCCGCGCTCGAAGCGCTCCAGGTTCACGATTTGATTCGGGCCGAGCACGGGTAGGCTGGCCACCACGTAGTCGTCACGCAGCAGATTGAGCTCGAAGGTGCCGCGCTCGGGGTCGATGTAGAGCACGCCGCCGATGTGATCGAGCACCTCGCTGATGAATGCCTCGATGGACTGCTGGCGCGTCCAGATGAGGTTAAGGCCAAATTGCTCTTGGTTTAGCACCGTGGCCGCACTCCAGAAACTGCCGCCTAGGCTGCTCTGCGGGTAGCCCATGCCCCACTGTGGGTCAGTCAGGCATTGCGCGATGATGTGCGCCGGGTTCATGCCGATGGTGATGGCGCTGCCGTCGGCCCCGGTGCCGCGCACCTCGACCAAGTTGGGGTTCCACGGCTGCCCGTGCCAGCCCGCCAAGAAGCGGCGCACGCGCACCGCCCAAGGCTTGATGTAGGGGTTGTTGGCGGCGTAATAGACCTGCCGCGCCACCAGCGAGAGCACGCCCTTGAAGGCCGGAACCTGTGGGCCAAGCTGGGCCAGCAGGTAGTCGTTGGGTACTTGCCCCGCGTCACCGGGCAGCACGTCGCAGCAGCCGGACACGCCGCCTTCGCGGGACTGGCCGCCGAACAATTCGGGACTGTTGATGAACACCGTGCCAATGCCGTGCCACAGCGGCAGCGGGGCGCGGCTGTCGCTGCCCCAAGCGGTGCGCTCGCCCGCGTGAATCTCTTGCACCGCATCGACCGGCCCTTGGCACAGCACCAAGTGCATGCCCATGTGGTAGCGGTAGCCGACGATCTGGTCGCCGCCACCCTTGCTGCTGCCGCCCATCAGCTCTGCCCCTTGCGGCTGCGCTGCTCTGCCTGCGCGATGGCACGCAGCGCCATGGCATCGCCCGTGGCGCGCAAGGCTTCGGCGCTGATGCCGTGCTCCAAGAAGCCGCGCCAGTCAAGGCCGTGGCGCTCGGCCCACATCCGCCCGCCGCGCGTGCACAGGCCAGCGGCCCGGGCGTCGTTGATGGTGACGGTCAGCGGGTTCGTTTCGGCTTGGCTCATTTCTTACCCCCGGCGCTGCTGTAGATCGGGTCGGCGCGCAGATCGCCATACCAAACCACGTTGGGGCCGCGAATCAGCACCGCGCCGAACACCACCGGAATGGGCCGCCCTTCCTCGGCGGTGGGTGCTTCCACATCCGACAAGGCTGCGGGCTTGGGCGCAGGCGGGCGCGGGGCCAGCGCCGCCGATATGAACGAGCCGACGATGAAAATGAACAGGTTCCACCACATCAGAAAACTCCAGTCGAAAACGGATTCTTGTTGGGCAGGAAAGGGAACCCGCCGTAGTTGTTCAGGTTGTTGAAGCGTGCCGCGCAGGTCGCGGTGCTGTGGTCGCACCCGGCCACCAACTGCACCACCGTGCCTGCAGGCAGTTGCAGTGGGGCCAAGAGTTCGACCCCCGCACCGTCTGCCCCGACGATCATGTGCCGTGCCCCGCTGGCCAGTTGCAGCAGGCCACCGGGCAGCGCAGCCAGCAGAGTGGGCGGTGTGCCGCCTAGCAGCGCCACCCGTCGGCCTGCCACGCTTTGTATCGTGGCGCTCTGTGATACGGGCTGCGCACCACAGGCGTCGGAATAGAGCACGTGCGTGCACTGGCGGCTGTAGAGGCGGCGCAGTCCGATGCGCTTGAGGCTCACTTGGGCGCTTTCGCACGCCACCTGAGCGGTGTCGTCGGCAATCTCGATGCCCAGCACCCGGCCTAGCCAGCGCGTGCCGACCGGCTGCCAGACGCCCGCGTCAGACTGCCGTGCCACGCGCAGCGTGATCGAAGTCACCTCGCCGCTAAGCGCGCTGGAGAGCAGGTGGCTTGCCAGCGCGTGATCGGGCGGCAGGCGCAGCTGCAAGGCGGTCTTGGTGGCCTCGGCCCCCAGCGAGAGCGCGCTGCGGCTGAGGGGTGTGCTGAGGTAGCGCAGGCCGCCCATCTCAACCGCAAACTCGTGCGGCGTGAGGTAAAAGGAAGCGCTGGCCGATTCGAAGGCGTAGAGCTCGATTTCGGTGGGCGTGCTCATAGCGGCTGCCCCGGTGGAGGCGTGGGGTCATCCCATTCGACAACTATCATTCCGCGACTGGATCTGGCGTCCCCATGAACCGCGAGGCCGGGCAGGGCGGCAACGGGTTGATAAGCCCCACCGAGCCTGCGTAGCTGCCCGCCGTGCCCTCCGATTCCACCGCCTGGCATATCGAACACTGGTACTCCGGCTCGTTGCATCGTGTTTGGCCCGCCGCCCAGGCTCCCCAAATTGCCAAAAAAATGCCCGTCTGGCAAGGGCGGGCGCTGCGGATTGAACTGCACAGTGAAGGGGCTGCCCCAAAAAGGCGCGGAAACAGAAAAGGGCGTTTCTCCGCCGTTGCCCCCGTCGCCGCCTTTTAGAAGCGAACCAATTTCCCCAGGCTGCCCTGGGTTGGCCGTAAGTCCGGCGAAATAGGGTATTGGTTGTGGCTGTCCTGGCCTATCTCGCGTAGCGTGTCCGCCCCCTTTGCCACCCGGAAAGGTAAGGTAATGGCCAAACGTGGATGCCTCTCCATCGGGCGCAAAGGTTGAAATGTTGGGGTTGTTTGCAAACCAGGGCGATCTGGCTTGCTTCACTTGGATCAATTCCCCCGGCGTCACCTGAACAGGAATGGGTGCGGTGTTGTAATACCCCGAGCTACCGCCCGCACCGCCATGAGCGAAGTCCCCAACCGGGTGAACATCGATGCCGAAACTGAAGCCTTCTAGCCCGCCCGCACCGCAGCCCCAAACCCAGACGGTATGAACGCCTTGCGGCACTATAAAGGCCCAAAAATCATTGTTTACTTGTGCGTACCTGATTCGAGGCCTCGGCAGCGGCGGGCACTGGAACTGAGGCGGCCTCGGTGGCGCGCTCAGCACCATCGGCAGCGACTGCGCAGGCGGCGCAATGAGCCTCGGCCAGTCGATGGCGGCCACGCTGTGCGCCTCGGGCAACTGCCGCAGCGTCAGGGCGATTTCCACCAGCTGTGGCGCGTGCCAGTGCAAGTCCACCGCGTCGTGATCCAGGCGGCAGCGCATGAGCCGGATCACGCGACTGCCAGCCGGGATGTGCACATTGAGGGTCGAGCGCAGCATCAGCGTGCCGTCCGCATCAGTCTCGAGCGGGCCAGTCAGCACATGCCGCTGCGTGCCGTCTGGCAGCAAGACCACGCACGCGGCTGGCCGGCGCCAGAGGTCGCTCGCTTGGCTCGCGTCCACACTCAGCCAGCCGTCCTCGGGCTGGTAGGGCTGCGTCAGGCGCAGCACCGGGGCCAGCCCATCGGGCACCCAAAAGGCGTTCAGCCGACCCTGAGCACGCCACAGCCGCTCGCGCCAGGCCTCAATCGCCGCGCTTGAGGTGGCCAAGTAGCGGCGCTGCAGGGTGCTGAGCGTCCAAGGGTCGTCACGGCGCAGCCAAGGCTGTGCGGGCGAGAGGTCGTGCTGCGTCACGGAGGCAGCCACGGTTGCGCCGGGGTCGCTGCTCCAGTTGCCATCGGGCCAAACCGGGATGCCGTCGAGCAGCGCGTCGGCTGGTTGGCCTTCAGGTTCTGGTGCCGGATCGAGCAGCGCGGTCACGCTGCCTGCTGCCACGCCGGGCAACAGCTGCGTGAAGTTCACGGCCTCGCTGGCGCGGCCCCACAGCAAGGGCATGAGGCTGCTGCCCGCAGCGGCATCACCCGGCAGCAGCTCGGCCAAATGCACTGTGTCGCCCACGATGGACTGAATGCGCAGCACGCGCCAGCCGTGCGCGCCGATGAGCAGCGCATAGCGCTCTGGGCCGCCCCAGCCCTGCACACCTGCGGCATCAAGCAGCAGTTGGGCCGACGGCGGGCCGAAGTGCCGGGCATTGATGCCGGGCGCTTGCAACACGGATGCCCCGGCCACTGCGGCCCGGCTCAGGTGCGCCGCGTACTGCGGCAGCGGCCACCAAGCTGGCTTGCCCAAGTGCTCGCTCAGCCAGTCGGCCACCAACGCGTCGAATGTGCGCCCGCTGCCGACCCGGTAGGTAAGGGAGCGCCTAGGGTGGCTGCGGTTGGCTTCGCGCCGCTCTTGCCCGCTGGTCGTGCGCGCCACGCGGGTTTGCCACTCCAGCCGCTCGACCAGCGGTTCGGCCCAGTTGTGGCGAAAGGCGAACACGTCGCGCTGCACCGATGCGCCTGCGCTGGCGTTGTTGCGCAGCATTTCGACCAGCAGCCCGGACACCTGTATCGCCTCGGCGCGCAAAGAAGGGTCGCGGGTGGTCAGGGCTTCGAGCAGCAAATGCGCCACTTCAGCCGATGGCTGCACCGTCGTCAATAGCTCGGCCACGGCCTGCGCAACCTCGGCCTGCGGCTGCACCGATGCGACGTATTCGTGCACCAGCGCAGCAAGCTCGGCCTGTGGTGTGACGCGGGCCAGCACCTCGGCGCGCAGTTCGGCCACATCCGGCCCTGGCACGGGCGTGCTAAGCGTCTCGGCCGCAGCTTGCCCGAGAATCTGATGGGTCATACCGATTCGGCCCCAAACTCGGCTGCAGCCAAGGTAGCAGGTGTCCAGGCTGCATTGCCATTCGGGTCAAGCTCCTGCATGGTGCTCAGCCATTCCAAGCTGTCGCGCAGCGGCACGGGCACACCCAGCGCATCCGTGGTGCCGCTGCGCACCAGGCTGCGCAGACTGGCCTGTCCGGCGTCGCTTTTGCGCGCCAGCAGCAAGACCTGCACGCCGTGGACAACGGGGCTGTTCATGGCGGGCAGCGCCTGCATGGTCACGCTGTGCCGCAGGCCCGCCGTGGCGGCACTCAGTGCGGTGGCGTCGCTGTTGTCGCTCAGCGCCTGCCAAGCCGGGGTGCCGGGCGGCTGCGCCGTCCATTGGCTTTGGCTGCCGTCGGCCTGCGGCAGCAGCGCATCGACACGCACATCCCCAAGGAAGCCGTTGTTCACGGTTCCAAGCGAGTCGGTGACGTAGAGGTCGTCCACATCCAAGCGCTCGCTGGGCCGATCGCCTGGGCGCGCACCCAAAAAGATGCCGCTCAGTTCGCCATCGTCCCAGCCGCGCGTGACATGCTGTTCAACCAGCAGCACCAGCTCGCCATTGATCCGCACCGTGATGCGGCCGTCGGCCTGTCCGGGCGTGCCTTGCACCAGCTGCAGCTCAATGTAGTGCCAAGTGCCTGCACGAAACGTGATTGGGGTTTCGGCCACCTGTTGTATCCACTGCAATCGGCTCCACACGACCAGTCCAAGACGGCCATTTTGATGCGCTCGAATCCAGTACGCCCGCTCGCCGGTGGCCTCGGCCACGCCGATCAGCTCTTGTTCGTTGCTTGCAGATGGCCAGCGCAGTGCCGCGCCGACGGTAAGCGTGCCCCGCGCAGGCAGGTTTTTTTCGTAGCCACCAAAAGGCCCTTGGGCTCCAGCCGTTTCTGGAATGCGCAGCGCAAAGGACGAGGGCCGACGCCCGGTGATGCGGCTTGCCAGCGGCGAAAGCACATCCACCTTGCCACGCGATAGCAGGGTGTCGCCGCTTGCGTCCAGCGCCTGCGGGTCGTAGTGGTCGAAGCTGTCCATAAAAAGCAGTGCCATGGGTTTCTCTCCTGTTGAATCACGCCAGCGCGTTGCGAATGGCCCGCGAGTTGCGGGTGATGATGTTGACGATGACGCGCTCGCCTGCGGGCGTTTGCAGGTGGTCGTGCGTCAGCCCCGGATCGACCGCGTTGACGATGCGCAGCGCCTGCTGGACGGGCTGCGCCGCCTGCACATTGACTTGCGGCACCAGACCACCCGCAGCCAGTGCCAGCGCGCCGCCCTGCCATTGCGGGCCGCTGTGCAGGCCGTTGAGGCCGTTGAGGAAGGCCACGCCCACGCTGCGCACGGCGGCGGCGTTGATCACGTATTCGCCAGCGCTCAAGCGCGCCGGTATAGAGTCGCTGGTCGAGGTGCCGGGGCCGCGCACTAGGCCGCCGGTGGCCATGCCCACGCCGCCAAACAGCCACGAAACGGCCGAACCGATCAGGCTGGCACCGCCGCCACCGCCACCCACTAGGCCAAACAGCGACTCGGCCAAACGCTGCGCCGCGATCCGTTGTATGGATGCCATGACCGAACGGGCAAAGTCGCCAAAGGCCTCGCGGGCCGACTTGGCCCCGCTGCCGATGGCCTCGAACATGTTCACCAGGCCGTCTTTGACCGCGCCGTCCACCGCCACCGCCACCTCATCGACCACCAGCCGGGTTTGCGCCAGCTCGTTGCGCCAGGCCTGCACCCGCGCCACGGCCTCCGGGCCGATGGCCTGCGCCGCTCGCTCCATGATCGGCAGCAGTTGCTCCATTTCGGCAGCGCTCTGCTGCTGCAAGGCGATGATCTGCTGGCGCGCTTGCGACTCGGTAAGCAGCCCGGCTTGCTGCTGAATCTGGATCGACTGCTGCGCCGTGCGCATCCGCTCGTTGCTCTGCTGCCACGCCGCTTCCAGCGTTTGCAGGTTGGACTGCGCCACTTTCACGTCAATGAGCCGGTCCACCAGCGACACGCCTGAATCGTCGCCTTGGGCTACCAGCCGATCACGCAAGTCGCGATACTCGCGCTCGATAGCGCTGCGCCGGTCTGAGTCCGTAGCCGTGCCGCTGATGTCGGCAAGCTCGCCGCGCACCTGCTCCAGCGCCTCGGCCAGTTCGCGCTCGGCCTGCGCTGCGGCGCGGGCATTGGTCTGAGCGGCTTCGCTGCGCCGGTTGTTGAGCACGATCAACTCGGCCTCTATCTTGGCCACTTCGCCCTTGGCCCGGATGCGTACCCCTTCGTCTGCCCCCTCGACGGTCAACCGCTGCTGCTCGGCTAAGGCGCTGCGCACGCGCTCGATCTCGGCATCAATGGCCTGCTGCTCGATGGCCGTTTTCTGGTTGTGGAAGTCGCGGATGGAGATCAGGCGGTCTTCCAGTGCGCGCTCGATCTCTGTCTGCGCCTGCGCCAATGCGTCGCTCAGCAGGCTGGCCTGCGCTTGGGCTTGGGCCTGCGCTTGCGCCAGACGGGCAGCGCCGAGGTTGGGTGCGGCATCGGCACCTGTGCTGCCTGCGGGCGGCGTCTGGGGGGGCTGGTTCTGGGGTTGCTCTTGTGCAAACACCCGCTCGCGCTCTGTCCGGGGCCGGATGCGTCGCGCCACGTTGGCGGCGGCCTCGCCCACGTAGTCGCGGCTGTAGGCTTGGCGCACGGCGGCGGCTATCTGCTCGCCCAAATCGTGCGCCTGCGCCACGCCGCGCCGCATCTGGTCGCGCAGGTGCTGCATCGAGAAGTCGCCCCGGAAGGCGGCGGCGATGTCGCGCCCCAGCGCTCGGGCGATTGCGCCCATGTCGCTAAAGGCGTTGCGAAAGCGCTCCAGCATGAATCTGGCAACCACGGCCGCAGACGAGCCGATGGCGTGGAAGTTGCCAATGAAGAAGTTGACCAGGGTGCGCAGCAGCCCACTGATGCTGGTCACGGCCCCGGCCAAGCCTTCGCGGATGCGGCCCCAGCTTAGATTGCTGATGCCCACCAGGTTGCCCAGCCACTGGCCTACGGCGCTTACCTTTTCTATCAGCGTGTCCCACACCGCCACCACGATCTGGCCGATGCTGGCGGTGGTGCCTCCGAATTGGACCACCGTGTTGCGGGCGCCGTACAGCGCCGCGCCAAGCAGGGTGACGGCTGTTACCGCCAGACCAATCGGGCCGCCCAGCAGCCGCAGCGCGCCGCCCAGCAGGCCCACAGCACGGCCCCACAGGCTGGTGGATGATGCCGCCGCAGCAGTGGCTGCGGTAGCGCTGGCGGCCTCGGCACGTGCCGTAGCCAATGCGGCCGTAGCGGCGGCGGTGGATGCTGCCGTGGCGGTGCCTTGGGCAGCGGCCTGCGCCAGCGCGGCCTGCGCCGCCTGCACCCGCGCCACCGCCTCGGCTTGTATCAGGCGCAGGTTGGCCACACGCGCCGCCGATTCGGCCTTGGTCATGGCGATGCTGGTGATCAGCCCGGCCACCATCTTGCCCATGGCCGCCACCAGCGCCACGCCGACCAGGTTGATTACCAGATTGAGGTTGTTGGCCAGTGCCTGTATCACCTGCGCCAGCGCCACCGTGCTGCCGCTGGCTTGGTCGGCCTGGCCCAGCGCTTGCAGGAAGGCGTTGCGCAACTGCGTCAGGGCGCCGGTCACGGTCACGGGCATGCTGGCGTATTCGGTGGCCAGCCGCTCGCGCTGGCTCAGCAGCGCATTGACCACAAC